GTCTGGCTTTGGCTTTCCGTGTAAATCTCTGTCGAGATCGACGGCGCATACCCAGCCTTCATTATCTGGTATGTGATCCGAGTTGCCTCTAGAGAGATGGCGAGCATCCGCCACCCATCCATCGGAAGCCTTGTCTCTATCTGGATAGCAAGAATTTACTTGATCCCTAAGAGTCTCGGCTGCTTTAACTAATCTTAGTTTCATTATCCGAGAATAGTTTTTAGTTCATCTTCGGTTAAACCGAGTCGAGACAATAACGCAGCCTTATCTGCTTCGGCTTTTGCCTTTGCTGCTTCGAACGCTGCCTGTTCTTTTGCTGCCGATTCGCGTAACTTTTCCAATTCTTTTAATTCTTTATCTGTTAAAGGAATTTCCAGAATTTCGCCTGTTTCAATATTGTGTTCAATTTTGAATTCGCTCATTTTTATGCTCCGTATACTGTGTAAGAACTTGCGCCTTGAAAAGCCTGACCGCCGCTGACTGTGGCATTAATTGATGTGATTTGCGCGGCTGTTTTATAGATACCGCTTCCTGATACAAAATTGCTAAAACCGCTTGAACCATTAAAGCCAGCCGTCCATGCAAAATTTGTAAAGCCAGACGCTTTGCAATTTGTTAAAGTCAATACATAAACGGAGGTTGTATCGTTAGGCGACCCATTAGAATTTCCTTGCATACGAATTTCTGAGTTTGTTGTTCCAAATGTTGTGGTAGCAACGGGCGTTGCTTGAATGTTAAATGAACCAGATGCTTGCGCATAAACCGCAGATGAATCGCCATTCAACCTTATTCTGAATTGACCGTTAGAAGTATTCCAGTTTACAGGAGCAAAAACTATTTGAATATAATCTTGAGTTAATCCTGAAATAGTTACAGATGTTCCAGACATTGTTCCAGTTGCGATTTGTTGGATGTTTAATGAACTAGATGGAGCGGCAGCCCAAGTTGGCACACCACCTGAAACTGTTAAAATTTGTCCAGATGAGCCAATACCTAAACGAGCAGGAGTATTTGCTCCGCTTGCATAGATTGTATCTCCTGTTGTTGTAAGCAATGAATCTGGAATTTGTGCATCGATTTGAGCCTTTAGAGTTGTATCGATTGACGATCCAAGAGTACGGATTGCCGCAGCGCCATCCTTTACCAGATCGGTATCGGCTGGGGTTGTCCAGCCGTAGTTAGTTGTTGTTGGCATTCCTTCTCCTTTTTAGGCTACTATTGTAGCGTTAGTCCAGTCTAATAATGGGTTAATTGTAGTCCAGTTTTCTGTGGCTGGAACGTTTAACCACTTAAACGCTTGCAAACTGAATGCAATAGGCGAGACGTTTAAAGTTATTTGCAGTTTGTTAAATCCAGCGCTGAATGTCCAGCCTTCTACGAAACCTTGAAATCTGCCGCCAGTCATGTTTGGAGGCAAATCCGTAACATCGATTGGAAGACCCATAAAGATTCCCAAAAGAGCATCGCGATCTGCATCGTCAATTTCTGGGTTAGTTAATTCAAATGTAATGGATTTAAATAGGCTCTGAGGATAGGCACGCAAGGCTAGATAGAAGTTAGCCTGTGATGTGGCATCTGCGCCGTTTTCAATGCTTGTAATGATGTTTTGGGCTTGCACGCCATAAAGCGCTTGGCTTGCAGTATCTTCGGCTGTGTGTTGATCGCCATTCTTATAGGTAATTGTTACCTTATTGCGGATATCTCCAATGCGCCGAGATGTGGCGATTCCTCTGGATAAAGCATGATTTCCAGATAATTCTGTATAGCCGTTTACAGCAAGGTATTCGCCGCGATGGGTACTATCTGCATAACCGATTCTGCCTTGCGCATCCTCATAAATGTATCCAGCGCCAGATGTAGCGAGCGCTGAAACCAATGAATAAACATCTGTAACGTCAGATGCTCTGGAAGTTAGTTCATAATCGCCTGGCTGATCTATCTCACCGAGTCCAGAATTCTGAGCATTAGCCCAAGTCTCCGTAGCGTTGTAAGTTGCCCATGTTGTAGCGGCTGGAACTTCATTCCAAGTATTAAACAGCAATGGGCTTAAAATTGAATAAATCTGATCGCCATCAAAATCTTTAGTTAAAACGCCTTCGGTTAAAACTTTAGGAAGTTTGGAAAGAGCGCCCAACGCTGTAACTGTAAAACTTTGAACTATTGCGTTAGATCCGCTACTGCGAACGCTTTGGTTGATATCTGTAACGTATCCGCCGAAAATAGGTCTAAATGTGTTTGTTGAGTCTTTGATTTGTAATGCAAAAGAATCGTTTACGTCAATGGCTACTGCTGATTGGTCTGTATTAATAATTTCTACTGTGCAGTAACCTGCGATGGGCTGTTGGTAAATATCTGTACGCCCAGAAGTAATCGTAAGATTAGCAAGGGTTACAGTTGTATATGTTCCGCCATCTATGGATAATTGCCATACTGGATTCCAAGCACTCATCGATCAAAAGCACCTGCGCCCAATGTTCCGCGTGCGCTTGAATCGTTAAGAATTTCGACTATCTGGCGAGCAGTAGATTCTGAGTCAATAGCGCCGTTTACTGTGATGTTATATTGCTGTAAAGATTGCGCTTCGCCTAAACGGAACGAACCTGCGCCTACTGAAGACTGACCAGTAAGAGCATTTGCCTGTGCTTCAAGTACGTTAAATTCTTTTGTTAATTTATTCAACTCTGAAAGACCAGCCTTCTTGCTGATTCCGCCAGTATCGACTAGGAACTGCAATTCTGTAAATTGCTCTGAAATACCTGTAAGGCGTTGAACTAGGTTATTTAGGCTTGTAGCGCCTGTTATGCCAGCAGATGCGCCAGTACCACCACCACCGCCTGTACCAGCCCCAGAACCGCTTCCAGAGCCTCCAGAGAACCCACCAGAGCCACCTGCTCCGCCGCCTATTCCACCACCTGCTCCGCCGCGTGAAATTGCGCTAGGAGTTCCGCTTGTTGCAAATCCACCACCACCCATGCCAGCGGCAGGATTTCCCCACACACTAAATGCTGTTCCCTTGATGCTGTTAATCTTTTGAATTCCAGCACCGAATAGGTTAAGGAATGAAATAACTTGATTAGACATTTCAATAATAAAACTGATTAATTCTTTAATAACAGTAACTACAACATTAGCAGTCTGTGCTACGAAATTTAATACTGTGATAAATCCTTCCATGCTGGATTTACCATCTGTTGAAAATGCTGATGCTAGTTGCCCAATACTCTTAGCAACGCTTCTAAATGCTTCTCCAGCCGCATAAGCGCTTTTCTGGGTTTCATCTAAACCTTCTACAGCGCCTTCGTTGCCAGTTAGCCCATATACGAATGCTTCAAATGTTGGTATAACGCTATTATTAAAAAATGCTACTACCTTTAAAACTGTTGGCAATAATGCTTCGCCAAGCATCGCTTTAGTGTTTTCAATCTGTGCAGTAAGAATTCTCTGCTGGTTGGCAAGTCCGCCAGATGTACGCGCGAAATCTCCTTGCGCATCTGAAGTCTGCTTTAAGATTACTTGCTGGGCTGCTAATACTTTTTGCTGAGCAGATAGGGCGCCTGTGCCGTCATAGATGCCCATATTCATGGCTTCTTGCTTTAGCGTTGCATCGTTGAGCAATACGCCATAAGCGCGAATAGGTTCAGATTCACCACGAAGCGCAGCGCCGATTGCATTGATCGCTTGCTCTGGGCTTGTGTTATAGAACGATGCTAAGTCTGCTGAAAGAGTTGTAAGATCTGTTGAGAATGCAACTAATTCATCTCCTGCAAGTCCAGCAGACTTTCCGAATGTGGCAAATGTTGCAGCCGCATCCATTGCCTGTTGTCTGGTTTGACCTAATTGTGTTGCAGCAGTTGAAGCAAATTTAGTAATTGCGGCAGATGATTCGCCGAAAATAACGTTTACTTTAGATTGAGTTTCAGCAAGATTAGATGCAGCCTTAACGCCATCAATTCCGATTTTGATAGCCATTGCGCCTGCGGCTGCTGCGGCTGCTGCTAGAGCAACTCCAACCTTCTTGCCGACTGCCGCCATCTTATCGCCGAAGCCGTCGACATCTTTTGCGCCTTTTTCGAGATTCTTATTAAAGTCGCTTATATCCGCTAGGAGTTTAAGGGTTAATGCTCTTACACCTGTAGCCATTATCCCCACTCTTTCAAAATATTATCGAATGCTGAAGTCCATTGAGCAAGAATGTATGGCTGTTCTTTGCGTAATGTTGGATAAATAAACCAACCGCGAGAGCCGCGACCTTGCTTACCTGACCAAATTGGAAACTGCTTATATTTGTTAGATCCGAATTCCGAGCCACCCCATAGAGTTTTAGTGGATGCTCCACCGCTGAACTTTTGAGATGCAAATCCGTAAGTGATTTCGCCTATCTTTGAAGACTTCTTAACACTTGAACCTTCGGCAATTCGACTAGCCACATTCCGAGAATAAAGAGTGTGGGCTGAGTCGATTACCTTTCCGCGAACATAATCAGATAAAGCGCCCGATTCGCGTTTAGCGGCTTCGGTTGCCCCTTCTTCCATATTCTTCAGAGCCTTTAGCACGCCGCGAAGTTCGGCTTTATTTAAGCCTACTTCATCATCCGCCACTTTGTCGCTCCTTTAAGATTTCAAATGCTGTTAATACGTCTTCTGCCGTTTCCCACTCGCTCATCGGTATTCCAGTCTCTAATGCGAGAGTTACTAGGATCCGATTTATGCTTCCATGTTCGTGGCTTTTGGGCTATCTATGTCTCCAACAGTTACGTTAGAAACGTTTTCCATCCAGATTTCGAACCCTTTAATTGGCTTGCCACCTGACTGGCGCTTCATTGAGTTGTAAGCCAAGAACATTAAATCCCACATTCCTATGGAGTCTTGCGCTTGGCTAATCGTCTTGCCTGTTGCTTTTTCCCATTTAGCCCACTCTGGTGGCTGAGCCATGTAGGTTTCGGACTCACCAGAGTTGAACTCGATTATGATAGGCAGTTTCATTTTTTGCTCCCGTTTCTTTTAATTAAGCAGAGAATGTCTCTACTACAGCACCCTTAGATACCTTGAAAGTAAAGTCTACAGTCTGTGCATCTGTTCCAGCGCCACCAGCAGTTGGAAATTCTGGCTTAATTGGAAATACGAACTGCGCGCCTGTTGCTGCAGTTAGTGTAATAGAAATGTCTGTGTCTGGTGCTGACTCTGCAGCAGCCCATAGTGCTTCGCATACTGAATCTGTCTTACCCCAGTCTGCAAGCATTGAAAGAGCGAAAGTACCCTCAACGTTTACAGTCTTGTACGCTTCGCCATCTAGTGTCTGGTATGTCTCGCGAACGTTTGTCTTTGTTAGAACTGCTGAAGTCGCTTGTGCTTCGATATCTGTTCCACCTGTGAAAGATAGAGAAATATCGCGACCTGTGATTACTGTGGTTGCCATTATTTATCCTTAGTTTGTTTGTGTGTAGTAAGTGGAAACTCTGATATCAGCGACCAAAACGTTCGATGCACCGACCTGAGTAACTGTGGGTTTTTCTACTGCTCCGACGGTGTATCCGACTGGAATTACCGCTAGAACGCTCATTACTAACTGCTCCAAGTTATCTAGCGAAGCAGCATTATTATTATATGCAACGCCGCATGAGATCACTAGATTAATCTTTGTGTGTAGCGTTGATTTGTTAATAGTCTCTAATTCTAGGTATGGAGAATCTGGAACGTTTACGCAAAACGGAACGCTAGGAGTCTCTGGAACAAATGCGTATACGTTAGCCGCAACTGTGCTTAGCGCATTAGATAGTGGCGTGCGAACTGTGTCTAAAATTGTTGATGCTGGCACTATTGAGCAATACTCTCTACGTCAATATAAGAACCTAAGAGACCAGACACGCGATTAAATAA